AAGCAAAAACCGTAAACGGTAAGTCTAGATTTAAGATATTAATCTCGTCGTCACTGGGTTCGAGTTATGCTAGCGACGAAGGTAAACCAGGTATTAAAATATTAACAGCATCTTTTGACCCTACATCCGACGATTATTTCGGTAAGGTGTTGAACACAGATCCTGATAAGTTTTATACATATCAGCATTATTTAGCAGCTGATTTTGCAGTCGATGCCCAGGTCGCGGAGGTTGCAGAAGATAATTACGTTGCGACGCTGTCTGGCTCTAGTTTAACGAGTTCTGCGTCTGGAGACCCAACTCTTACTTATAGAGAAATTTTCGGCGCATATAATACGCGATTTAAAGCGCCACAAACTCCAATGTTTATATCGCAACCATTTGGTAAGACCGAATATGACTTATTCAAGTTTGAAGCGATAGATGACGGTGAGTATGCAAACAAGCTATACAAGATATCTATCGCAAATATAAAGGCGTCCGCGGATGCGACGAATAAATACGGCACGTTTAACGTTCAAATAAGAGACTGGAATGATTCTGATATAACGCCAGTTGTAATCGAGCAATTTACGAATTGTTCTTTAGATCCAGATTCCGACAATTATATTGCTAAGTTGATCGGTGATCGCAAGGTCTATTATCACTTTGATGAAATAGATCCTGCAGCCCGCCGCTTGGTCGCTTCAGGCAAATATCAAAATAATTCGAAATATGTCAGAGTCATAGTGAATGATGCCGTCAACAAAAAACAAATTCCCGAAAACGCTTTGCCTTTCGGATTCCACGGACCATCATTGCTAAAGACCAACAATAATCTTAACGCTTTGTCTGCTATTACACAAGGCACAGGAAGATTAGGCGCAGTGGGTATATCAACTACGCATTGCCTGACAGGTTCTGTGTTGCCACCTATACCATATCGTTATAAGGTGACCCGCGGTGCAGTATCGACTACGGGTACAGTCGCAGGTGCTCCTGGTACCACCGAAGTCACGATGCCATCATTCTATTGGGGTGTTAAATTTGAAAGAAACTCGACTTCGCTTGCAGACGACGTTTTGAATCCAAATCTCATAACTGAGAAGAATAATCTTCTTGCATCGTATACACGATTCATGGGCATCGACAAGCTAGACGCTCTACACACAGGTTCCAACGTCGACTCATTCAACAGCAATAAGTTTACACTAGCTCGTGTTGCGCTTCGAAACACCTCGACGACGGATATCACGGGTTCAGCAGCGACGCACATGAAGGAGACCGCATATATAAGAAACGCAACGCCAGATTCCAATGATTATTCTGTGTCTGACGGAGTGATCACCAATCGCGTAACTTTAGCAACGCTACTCGCAAAAACATCAGCAGCTAGTTTTAATCGCTTCTCGCAATTCGCTAAGTTTACAACATTCATGTACGGCGGCTTCGATGGCGTAAATTATCTAGATCGAGATGCGCGACGTCTTAATGACAAATCTGTTTCTTTCGATTCCGATGCCTTGTCGACAGGTGGAGCAGCTTCCAACTATACTGCATCAGGTTTTGGAACGGCAGTTAACGGAACAGGTAGAGAAAACAGCGGTGTCGCATCGTATAACGCAGCTACCGATATTATGACGGACCCGTTTACGGTTGGTATTAATATCTTGTCGTTGCCAGGTATTCGTGAACCATATATTAACGATTTGACTTCAAAGAAAGTCAAGGATTATGGTTTAGCATTACACTTGATGGACATTCCGTCATACAACGACGACGGTAATCGTTTATACGATGATTCGACATCAAAACCAAGCGTGAAAGAAACCGTCGATGCCTTCGACGCCCGCGCAATTGACAACAACTATGTCGCGACTTACTTCCCTGACGTCTTTATAGATGACACGACGAACGTAAGAAAAGTGAAGGTTCCTGCGACAATTGCTGCTTTGGGTGCGCTAGGCTTCAACGATAGAGTTGCTTATCCTTGGTTTGCTCCAGCTGGATTTAATAGAGCCGCACTCGACTTCGTGTCAAACGTTGCGGTTCGACTTAACGTCGCCGACCGCGACCGTTTATATGATTCGCGCATTAATCCCATCGCTACATTCCCGCGTCTTGGATTCGTCATCTACGGACAAAAGACGCTGCAAGTTAGCAAGTCAGCGTTAGATCGTGTAAACGTTCGACGTCTTCTCCTCGAAGTGAAGAGAATCATCATCGGCATCGCAAATCGCATCGTCTTCGAACAAAATACTCCTGCGGTTCGCAACCGTTTCGTGTCAGACTCGGTCTTCCAGCTGGGTTTGATCCAGTCGCAAGCAGGTATCGAGGCCTTCCAGGTCGTGATGAATGAAACCAACAACACCCAGGAAGACATCGACCTTAACCGTCTAAATGGTCGCATCGTGGTTGTTCCGACAAGATCGATTGAATTCATCGCAATCGACTTCATCGTTACAAACGCAGGTGTGCAGTTCGTTTGAGAAATTTGAAATTAACTTAATAGTTAGATTAGCAGAATGGAGCATAGTAGATGGCACAAGTAAAACTAGGCGCAGCGGGCGTAACAGCAAACGAAATAGACATTTCAGGTCCTGTATCGGTACAACCAGTTGGCGTTCCTGCAGGTATCATAGGTACGGCTGCTCGAGGCCGCGCGTTCGTGCCAATCACCGTTGGTAGAACTGTCGATTTCGAAGCTAAGTTTGGAACAGTAGACAGTAAACACTTTGGTCCATTGGCTGTACGTGAATGGTTACGAAACGCGCAAGCAGTTACTTATCTTCGCGTTGCAGGTATTGGTAATGGTCTAAAGCGTCAAGATGCGAATGGAACTTATCCTGGTTCTGTTACGAACGCGGGTTTCGTGGTCGGTGAAAAACAACCTAGCGGTACCCTTGGAAAACTAGATATAAATCCATTCGCGAACGTCAATGGCGATCTAGGCCGAACGTATATGTTAGCTTGTTTGATGTCCGAATCTGCTGGTTCGACTTTCTTCAGCGACGCAGGATTACAGACGTCAGGACAAAACACGGCAGCTCCTATATTGCGCGGCGTTTTGATGGCAGCGTCTGGCGTTCTATTACGATTATCTTCATCGGTGTCAGGTGTAGACTCTTCTGCTCCCGCATCAACGCAAGTTGGTTCTCTTGCCTCTACGCTCAAAGGTTCGGCTATCGGTTCTGCAGTTTTAACTGAAAATTCGATATCCAAACAAGATTTCGTGTTATTACTAAATGGACACAAAGGAACCGACGTAAACTATCCAAACGTCTTAACGGCCTCATTCGATCCTACAGCCAACAATTACTTTTCAAACGTTTTCAATACAGATCCGCTTAAGATGCAAGAAGCCGGACATTATCTGTATGCGAATTGGGACATTCACTCGGCGGTTGGTACATTAACAGGTTCGGGCGTTATATCTGGTTCCTTCGGCGCGAATGCAGCTTCTCCTTCCGGTAAGGCAGGTACTGAAACTGCGGTATTATTGCTAACATCGTCGCAAGCAAGAAACGCTGGAACTTCTACGGTACCCAACTTTGAGAGTTTCGAAGATCGTTTTGGATATGCAAAGTCGCCATGGATAATCTCGCAAAAGTTCGGTGGTAAGGCAGTCAATCTGTTTAGATTGCATGCCCTCGACGCGGGACAAGATGTTTCTTCTCTATACAAAATATCCATAGAAGATATTACTCCTTCGGCCGATTTAAACGACAAATATCCAACATTTACTGTTAAACTAAGAAGATTTAGCGATAGGGATTCGACGTCACAAGTTCTAGACAAAGAAAGCTATATCTGTAACCTCAATCCAACGTCGGATCGTTATATTGCTAAAGTAATTGGAGACTTTAACGTCTACTACGATTTTGACAGAGACATAGAAGAACAAAAAATCGTTATAGAAGGAAACTATGCGAATCGTTCAAACTACGTCCGAGTCGAAGTCCACCCCGACGTCGAAAATGGTTTCGTCGACGCGACCGCGATGCCTATGGGTTTCCGTGGAGTTGCGCATCTCGTAACCTCCGGCTCAGCAGTTTTTAGCGCATTAAATGCCGTGACCGACAACGCTGCAGGCGGCGGTTCAACCGATCTAAACATACTTCGTAAGCTTACAACCCCGCCAGTTCCTTTCCGCAGAAAGGTAACGGATGGTATCGTAGACGATGAAAGAGAAACAGCAAATTCCGATTATTATTGGGGAACTCAATTCGAACATATCGAATTGATAACGAAACCAAACGCTAGCGACTTAAAGAACGCTTCTATCGAGTCCTTCGCTAAGTATTTCCCTGATTTTTCTACTGTCGCAAAACCTGTCTTTGTTGGTGATAACGCCGGTGCAGAAGATACTGCGGCGAATGGCATTATAGACGCAGATAGGTTCTGTAACAACATCTTCACACTCGAACACGTTCAGGTAGTCACAGGATCTAATACACGCGCTGACGTGCTCGAATGGGATGAAGCTGTTTACGTTCGTAAGGGCAATATCGAATCAAATGACGCCAATAAGACGAGAGCATTTAGCACCGCCGACTTGGTAGAAA